GTATAATATCAATAAGAAAAAATTAGAAAACTTCCTGAATTTTATTACTAATGACTTAAAAAGTACTAGAAAATATTGGTTTTATGAGATAAAAGTTAAAGGTATAAAAGGAGTAGACTCTCAGTACTTCTGGGATGAAGATGAGATAGAGATAGCCTTAAAATGTAATGACTGTAAATCTAATAAAGAACGTCGCATTTATTTCTTATCGAGTTTAATACATGAATATAGACATTGGGTACAATGCCATATTGAAAAGGTATCAGAAAAGAAATTAAATTACAGTGAAGAAGATATTGCTGAACATACTGATAACTATACTAAAAATAAGTATGAATTAGAGTGTGCTGAATGGGAAAAATTAGTAGAAAAATTTGATAACTTTTTAGGTTAATCTTGTGGCCATAAACGAGCTTTCATATACTCGATATCTTTCTTTATTTCAGCTATATCTACTTCCATTTCTTGCATACTATCTGTTATAATAAAATCACCATTAGGTGTTATGAAATTGCTTATTAATGTTTCGATCTTTTCTACCAATGGTAACAATTCTCTTATCTCGGTTTGATTTGATTGAGCCATAAATCTTAAGGCTTGTGCTTCTGTTTCTAAACTTTCAATTTTTAAACTTATTATTTCTTGATCCTTTTCATAAACTTCTTGAGAAACATAATTACTGTTTAACCATAGAGCAGCTAAAGCACCTACTGCCGCTAAGAAAAAAGAAGCAAAATTAATATTTTCCAATATGGAGCGAAAGAAAGTTATAGGCTTTTCCATTTTAATATATTTATTAAATTTTCTTATATTAAATAATAATAATGAGTGATCAATTAAAAATTTTTAATCTTTATGAAAATAATCTAAATCAATCGGCCATCGGTACGATGCAACAAAGAGACCCTAATAAAAATTTAAAATATAGACCAGGAGATGCAGCACCTGGTCAATCTTATGCTCGTTATAATATACCTACAACTGATAGTGCAAAAGTTAAAGGTTCACCATTTACACCAAATGGTATAAGTGATGAAGAAATGGTACTTAAAGGCTACGGTGTAATTGACAGTAGCCAAGCAGGCGAATTATTAAAAAGATTAAAGACTGAAATACATGATTTAATTGATAGAAATGTAACTGGAATAGTATTAAAGAGTAAGATAGATCTTTATATATCAGTTATAAAACAATTAGAAGAAATCTCTTGATTATTTAAATTTATATACTATAATTAGTATGTGGCGGATGTACTTAAATTAACTTGGGAAAATATAGATTTTTTAACTCAGTGTTTGGCTGATCAAATTAAAAAAAGAACTATAAAATACGATACAATAATAGCTTTAGGTAGGGGTGGTTTAATACCTGGAGCTAGTTTAAGTTATAAATTAGGTATAACAAATTTACACAACCTTGGAATTAGTACTAGATTAGATGATGGTAAATACATCGATACATTAGTATATCAACGACCTGGTCCAGAGATAATTAATAATAAATCTAAGATATTAGTTATTGATGATATTAATGATAGTGGACGCACATTTACAGCAGTCAAATCTATATTAAAAGCTGATTATGATATAGATGATGGAGATGTTTTATATGCTAGTTTAATAAAAAGAGAAGGATCTGAATTTAATAATAATACTATTTCTGGTAATATTTTGTATACTACTAGCTGGTTAGTGTTTCCTTGGGATAAATAATTAAGTGAAGGCTAGACCATTTTATTTCGAAATTAAAGATATGCTTACGCAGTTTGTCGCTGCGTTTGATGATATTGTTATTGGTCGTTTCAATAAAAATAGAGAAGAAAAAGATAAAATAAACGTTCGATATGTATATGCTCCAAAGCAAAGAGTCTTATATGACTTAGTAAATGAAAATAAGACTTTAACGTTACCGGTTGTATCGGTTAATGTAAATAATATATCCAGAGATGAAAGTAGGGTCTTCAATAAATTGGACGGTTTTTATTATCAAGGTAATATAGGTGAAGATAAAGTATCAAGACATATTAAAGCTCCAGTGCCGGTAAATATTAGTTTATCAGTTTCTGTTTTAACTAGATATCAAACTGATATGGATCAAATATTAAGCAATTTTGTACCCTTTTGTAACCCTTATGTGGTTATATCATGGAAGGTTCCAGAAAAATTTAATTTAAGTGTTGATCAAGAGATTCGAAGTGAAGTTTTATGGAATGGTGACGTTAGTATGAATTATCCTACTGAATTAACATCGAATCAGAAAGCAAGAGTTACTGCAGATACTTCATTTACAATTAAAGGTTGGCTATTTAAAGATACTGACGACCCATCAGGTAATATATTCTTTATAGATTCTAATTTTAAAACTGAAACGCAGTTAGAATACTATGATAATTTCGAAGCATTGTCAGGTAATACTTATAATCCTCCAGTTTCTACTGGTTTAGAATCAAGAACTGATTCATTTGAAGTATCTGGTTCACCTTATATTACAGATATATTTTATAATGGTGTTAAATTATTTGACGATTTAACATTACCAAATAATGCTTCAGGTAATGTTATTCTAAATGGATATAGTTTTACTAATACTGAAACTGTATTGTTTAGCACAAATGACAGTAGTATATATACATCACTAACATCGTTACCTGCAACTACTAGACAACCATCAATATCTGGTCAATCTATACCCTTTACTGTTATTAATGATAATACTTTAAGCTTTGATTTACCTTCTTTACCAGCAGGTAATGGTAATGTTAGATTTATACCGTATAACGCAGCAGGATATTCATTTAGTGATGTTACACTAGAGACACAAACATATAGTAGTAATAGCACCTTTATTAAAGTAGAATAAGTATTAAATAATAATAATGGCCGATCAACAAAATAATTCAGGACAATCTGGTTTTTTAAAAAATCTTGTTAATAAACTACCTTATCAGTCTCTTGATTTCAATAAAGTACTCGGGGATCTAAACCCTAAATATAGTTCGTTTGAAGAAACTGGCATGAGAAGAGTTGAAGCTTTAGCTAAAAACTCTATTTTTTATAATAACGATTTTAATAATACTGGTACAGGTCAAATTGCAGTCGATGGTAATTATAGTTCTTTAGTATATGCTAATGTAGAAGAAAATAAAGGTGGTAGAATGAGAGACTACCGTATTATGGCTTCATTTTCAGAAATTAGTGACGCGTTAGATGAAATATGCGACGAATGTATTAATAAAGATGATGCTGGTAATATAGTTAATTTAATTTTCAGAAATACAGAAATTGATGAAGAGAAGCAACAAGTTATTAAAGATGAATTTGAAAAGTATATAGATTATTTTGATTTAGATAGAAAAGGTTTCGAATATTTTAGACAAATACTAATTGAAGGTGAGTTATATTTTGAGCATATTATTCATAAAGGTTATACAAATGATGGTATTTTAGGAGCAGTTATTCTACCTTCTGATTTAATTGATCCTATATATGATAATATTCAAAATATGATTATTAAAGGTTACATTTTACGTAAACCTATTTTTGATCCTAATAAACCAGAAAAGATAGAAAAATTTGATTTCATTCCTATGGATGAAAATCAAATATCTTATGTAAATTCAGGTATTTGGAATCAAGATAAAACTTTTAGATTACCTTTCATTGAAAATGCTAGAAGAGCATATCGCCAATTATCGTTAGTAGAAGATGCTATAGTAATATATAGACTTGTTCGTGCCCCAGAGCGTTTAGTCTTTAATGTTGATGTAGGTAATATGGCACCGCCTAAAGCTGAAGCATATCTTAGAAAATTAATACAAGAATATTGGAGTAAAAAGACTTTTGATAGTAATCAATCAGGGCAAGTACAGAAGTTTAACCCTCAATCAATGCTTGATAGTTTTTGGTTTGCTAAAAGAGCTGGTTCAGAAGGTACATCGGTTACTCAGTTAGCTGGAGGTGCTAATTTAGGTGAGTTGGCAGATTTAGTATATTTTGTTAATAAACTATATAAAGCATTAAAAGTACCTCTTAATAGATTAAACCCGGATAGTCAATTTAGTGATGGTAATGAAATCTTAAGAGAAGAATTAAAGTTTGCTAAGTTTATTATTAGAATGCAGCAACAATTTGCGAGTGGTCTTAAAAATGGATTTATAACACATCTAAAATTAAAGGATTTATTTGATTCATATGACTTAAAGCCGCAAAATATACATTTAGAGTTTAATGTACCGACTAATTTTTACGAATTAAGAGAGAGTCAGAAGTTAGAACTTAAAGCTACTAACTTTAATTCGTTAGCGTCTAATGAATTTGTAGCAGCAACTTATGCGCAAAAACGTTATCTAGGTTGGAATGACGTTGATGTTAAAGCTAATAGAGAGTTCTTACGCAAGGATGCAGAAATGCAGTGGGAATTACAACAAATTGGTGCAGGTGGTCCGAATTGGAGAGACGATTTGCAAGCAGCTCCTGCTGGTGGTTTAGAAGCTGGTGGGGCTGCAGCACCTGCTGGTGATATCAGTGCAGAAACTCCACCTGATTTCGGAGGAGGGCCAGCTGACGTCGGTGATATACCTGATGCTGGACCAGTTGCTGATGAGGCACCAGATGCTGAATCGCAAGTTTAATTACTAAGCGTGTTCTCTATATATAACAATTGGTCTAGGACCTCTGAAATCCACTTCAATTACATCATGACTAGCTGGTCTATTTTCATTAATAAATTGTGCTAATAAATTAGGATTTTGAATTATATTAACTGTACCACCATTATGTGCTGATGTTACAGGTACCACTGTTATTTTTACTTCGCCTCTTGCCATATTATTATTTAATATAACCGTTAACTAATTCATTAAATAATATTATGTCGAAGTGTGAAATAGCTCCTATATCCGGTTTTCAAAGTACTAATCTTAATTCTAGAGTTGACAATTTTAATAGACTCAGTGATAGAATTCTAAGAACTTTAGGATACCCATTTATTAATGTAGAAATACATAGAGATCAATTATATGAGAATATTAGTTTAGCAGTTGAATATTTCAGTAAGTTTGCAGGTTACACTAAAGAATATCTTATTTTTGATAGTAATTTATATCAAAAGAATTATGGTATTAAGGTTGATGATTTATTTACCTTACAAAACAGTAGTACATTTACAGAACAAAAAGATTTACAAACACCTAATAAAGATTTTACTAAATCAATTAATATTAAAGAGACAGTATTTGCAGCTACATCAGATATACCTGGTTCAGTTTTTAGTTCAATTTCTAGTTTATCATCAGCATTAGAAAATGGTATATCAGCTAATGATATTTTTGCTGAGGATTTTTATAATGAAATCGTAAGTGAGGTATCTTCTGTAAGTGATTTATTTATACCTCAGATAAAAAATAATTTTACAAGAGAAGGTACAGTTGTTAGTGAAGCTAATCAATTGATTAATAGTTTCGATTACGATGTAATGGACTATAGAAAGGTTATATCTGTAACTGACTTTGAAGAAGGTTCTAGTACAGGTATTAATACGTTATTCACTATTGAACAAACATTAGCACAGCAGACATATTTTAGTTATGCTATGGGTAATTATGGTTTCGATTTAGTTAGTTGGTATACTTTAAAGAACTGGTTAGAAACTAGAGAAAAAATGTTAGCTACCAAACGTTCTTATAGTTTTGATGAAAGAACGCAACTTCTAAGAATGTATCCACAACCTAACGCCAGTAGTGACGTTAGATTTTACGGAGTTGTATCTTGTTACGTTGAAAGACCTATTAGAGATATATTAAAAGAACTTTGGGTATATCAATACTCCCTTGCTTTGACAAAAATGGCAGTTGCTAATATTAGGGGTAAATATGGTAGTGTACAATTATTTGGCGGGGGTAGTTTAAACTCTACAGATTTAATGACTCAAGGGTTAACAGAAAAAGAAGCTTTAGAACAACAATTAATGACCGGTTCAGCTCCTGGTCAAGGAGATGCAGATCCACCTCTATTCTTTGTTGGTTGATTATTTAGCGTTAAATACTTCTATTAACTTTTGAATAACTATACTTGCATCTTCAACATCAATTGTTTGCGTCGTAGTTGTAGAAGATTTGACAGAAATTTCTTCTTCTGTTTCATAATCACCGTAAACGTCTTCATCTTCACTAAAGGATAGATCTAATTCTTCTTCTTTATCATCGTCTACAATTTGTGTTATAGGTTGTGTACAACCAATATCTGTTAATATTACACTTAATAATTGATTTGTATAACTTTCTTCTTTTGCTCTACCTACGAAATCAATTATTTCTGATTGAGTAAATTTACCTTTAAGATCACTTATAGGATTTTTGAAACTGCCATATGATAATAGAGGTAGATATTTTACCGTTATATCAGCTGAGTCTTTTATTAAGAAGTAAGCACCTTTTTTATTGATGGTTACTCCAGTATCAGGTTTGTCAAATGCAATTTTAGCAGGTCGCATTAAATTTCTTTGTCTTATTTCACTATTTTTAATGATTTTCTCTTCAAATGTCATAACTATATTTATTAAAAAGAATAAAAAATTTAGACAAGGCATCTTTAAACCTATTAATTCACAAAAATATATCGGTAAAGGTAACCCTACATATCGCTCTGGGTGGGAATTGAAATTTTTTAGATGGGCTGATTTAAACGAAAATATATTAGCGTGGGGGAGTGAGAATATCATTATACCTTATCTGAATCCTTTAGATGGTAGAGTTCATAGATATTTTGTTGATAATTATATCGTATTCAAAGATAGAAATGGTAATAAAAATAAATTTTTAATAGAAATAAAACCAAGTAAGCAAACTCAACGACCAGTTAAGACGAAATATAAAAAACAAAAAACTATATTATATGAGCAAAAAATGTATGTGACGAATACAGCAAAATGGAAAGCAGCGAATGAGTGGGCAAAGAAAAAAGGTTATAAGTTTTTAATTATAACGGAAAAAGAACTTAACATATAATTGAATAATACATATTTTGACCTAAATATCCTATATGCCTGCAGTATGCCAAGTCAATAATATTGATATAGATTTAATTTATTCAGATAATATTGAAGAAAATATTATTTCTATCGATACAAAAAAAGAATTATTTTTCGATGTATATGAGTGTACTTTAAACGATGAAAAATTAGTTTTAGAAAAGGTAGGGGATTCAGAATTAGGTCCAAAAGTTTTACTTGAAATTAATATTGAAGGTAAAAAGTATTCTGCAGAAGCTATTTTGGTAGATAACGGTTCAACATATGTTGAATTGAATAAAGAAAATATATATTTTATTAGAACCATACCAGATGAAAATTTAACTGTAGAAGAGATTGAAGTTGAAGAAAGTGAAGTTGAAGACGAAACTTCAGATAATGTAGAGGTTAATTATGAAAATATTATTGAACACCATGTTAATAATAAATTAGTTTTTCTCCATGAACTTGAAGAGCAATTTGAAGAAAAAATTGTATCTTTAAAAGATGATATATCTAACAAGTTAGATTTATTTTTCGAAAAGTTAGAAGATAAAAAAAAAGTAATAGTTGAAGAAAAGTTAGAAAAAATAACTGCTGATTTAGACGAAAAGTTTACAGTACTTCAATCTGAACTCCAGGGTGTAGAAGATTTCAGTAAACAAAATATCGATAATATTTTAGAGACGAAGATAAATGAGATTGATAGTAGTGTAAATTTATTTTTAGATGGTATAACCAAAGAGTATACTAATAAAATCATATCTAGTGATAAAAAAATCACCCATAATTTTTTAGAATTAAATTCTATAAAAGAAAAATTAAAAGAAAATAATAGCAAAACAAATAAAAAATTTGAAGACTTAAATTCTTTAAAAGAAAAATTATTAGAGCAAGATGAATTAGTTTTAAAGAATCAAGAACTTAAAAAATTTATTAATGAAGAGTTTAAGAGCATCGATAGTAAGTTTAAAAATTTATCTGAAGAAGAAAGTAAAAAATATGATGAATTATTAGCTGCTTTTAATAATAAAGATGTAGTTGAATATAAAACAATCTTAAAAGAAAAGATACAAGATGTTGAACTTACTCAAATAAAAGAGTCTTTACAGGAAGAAATCAGCAGTGCATTAAAAGGAGATATAGTTTCATTAAAACGTTACGTTGAAATGTCCTCTGGTGGTGGTAGTGTAGCAAAACAATTTGCTGCAGGTGGTACAATGGAAGGCACTCTTAACGTTAACGGTAATATATTATCTGGGGGTAAAAATTTAGATGATATATTTTCAACTGAAACTGCTTCTACTTGTGCACAAGATTTGCAATCAGTTACTAACTTAGGTAACACCACTACAAATTTAATTAGCAGTAACAATACTATT